AAGTCCGGCGACGATCCCGACAACCTGTACGGCGAGGATGTGTACGGGGCTGTGCTGGACGAGGCAACCCGGATGCGCGAGGAATCGTGGCACGCCGTGCGCTCGACCCTGACTGCGACTCGGGGTCCGGCTCGCGTGATCGGCAACGTGCGCGGACGGTCCAACTGGGTCCACAAACTCGCCATGCGCGGACTGTCCGAGCCTGCAGGCGAGATCGGCTACCACCGACTGACGGCATGGGACGCGGTGGCAGGCGGCGTGGTCAAGCGCGAGGAAATCGAAGCCGCGCAGCGCGACCTGCCGCCGCATGTGTTCAAGGAGTTGTATCTGGCGGAACCCGGCGACGATGGCGGATGCCCCTTTTCCATCGACGCGATAGCCAAGTGCGTAGCCGAACCTAGCCGCAAGGCTGTCGCCGTCTGGGGCGTCGATCTCGCCAAGTCGCAGGACTGGACGGTGGCTTGCGGACTCGATGAGGACGGCAAGGTGGCGGCGCTTGAGCGGTGGCAGGGACAGTGGGCTGACACCAAGGAACGCCTGAAACGGATCATCGGTGATACTCCAGCGCTGATCGATTCGACAGGCGTAGGCGACCCCATCGTGGAAGACCTGCAACGGACGATGCCATGCGTCGAGGGCTTCAAGTTCACGGCAGGCAGCAAGCAGCAACTGATGGAAGGCTTGGCGTCTGCGATCCACGAAGGCCGGATCGGCTTCCCTGACGGCTGGCTGCGCGCGGAGTTGGAGACGTTTGGCTACGAACACACCCGCACAGGCGTACGCTATGAAGCGCCAGCAGGCTTGCACGATGACGGCGTCTGCGCGCTGGCGCTTGCAGTGCGTCACCTGTCATTCGCCCGGTCCTCAACCCTCGACATACGGATCTTCTAGCGCATGGGACTCTTTGACTTCCTCCGCAAGCGGCAGGACACCCCCGACAAGTACGTGGACGCATCCGTGACGGTCATGGACCGCGCAGGGCGTCCCAAGCAGCCGCAGTTCAACTACCACGCGGCTGTCCGGCACTACTCGTCGTGGATCTACGCAGCCGCGACGATCAACGCGCAAGCGGTCGCAGCCAACCCGCTGCGGCTGTACGTACGGTCCAAGCCGGGTGCCAAGCGCCTGTACGACACGCGACCCGTCCCCAAGCGCCGCAAGGCGTACCTGATGGGTGACACAGCCGTGCAGCCGTCGCGGTCGGTCATGCGCAAGGCGATTGCCGGGGACTTTGAGGAAGTGTCGTTTGACCACCCCGTGCTTGAGGTGCTGCGCAAGGCAAACAGCATGGATGATGGATTCGGGCTGGCAGTCAGCCGCATCCTGTTCCTTGAACTGACGGGCAACGCCTACCTACACCCGGTGTTTGGTGACCTTGGCGTGCCTGCCGAACTGTGGACGATGCCAAGCCAGTACGTGAAGGTGATCCCGTCCACGGATGGCCTGATTGCCGGATACCGCTACGGCGTCGAATCACAGACCGAGATGGACTTCACGATGGACGAGGTGATTCACTTCCGCCGTCCCAACCCCAAGTCCCTGCTGTACGGAATGGGCAAGGTGGAGGCTGCGTGGGGCGTGATCCAGCAGAACGCCGCCATCCATGACATGGATCTGTCCATGTTTGAGAACATGGCGCGACCCGACTACGCCATCATCGTCAAGAGCGCAGGGCGCGAGCAGTTGGACCGCTTTGAGACGAAGGTGCGCGAGGCGCTGCAGGGGACGCGCAAGGCGGGAAAGTTCTTTGCCATGTCCGGCGATGTGGACATGAAGCCGCTGTCGTTCCCCACCAAGGATCTGGCGGGACGCGATGAGATCGTGGAGGAAATCGCGGCGGTGTTCGGCGTACCCGTGTCGATGCTGAAGGCGAACGATCCGAACTTGGCAGCGAGCAAGAGCGGCTACGCGCAGTGGCGCGAATCGACCATCGCGCCTATCTGCCGTCTCGATGAGGAGACGCTCAACGCCAAGTTGCTGCCCCTGTTCCGGCTGCAGGATGACGCCTACCTCGCGTACGACAACCCCGTGCCAGCGGATCGCCAGCAGGATCTGGTCGAGCGGCAGACCGCCGTCGCAGGCGGGTGGATGACTCCGAACGAAGCACGCATCGAGAGCGGCTACGAGCCGTCAGAAGACGCCGCAGCGGATCGCCTGTACGTAAACGGTCAGCCACTCGGCGGCCAGCCACAGGGCGTCCCCGGCGTTGCGTTGCCCTTCGGCGCGCCGCGCGTCATGCCGGAGCCGCAGGCGCAGGCGTGGGAAGATCCCACTATGGAGCCTGTGCAGGCGTCCAAGCGTCTGTCGTTGCCAGCGCCTGCCACGAAGTCCGAGGACTGCGTGAGCGACAAGATCCGCACGCTCCTCGATGAGGGCTACCCGCGCGAGCAGGCAATCGCCATCGCTATCTCCATGTGCGAGGGCAAGGCGTGGGGCGAGGCAGACCCCGCCAAGGCAATCGGCGACGTGGACACGCGACCTACGGAGGAGATGGCACGGCTCGCTGCGCGTGGGCTGGAACTGCGCGCCGAGTTCAACCGGGGCGGGACCGAGGTCGGCGTCGCACGCGCACGCGACATCAGCAACCGCGCCAACCTGTCCGAGGAGACGATCCGGCGCATGGCGTCGTACTTCAGCCGTCACCGCGTTGACCTTGACGCCGAGGGCGCGAAGCCCGGCGAGGACGGCTACCCGAGCGCGGGCGCGATTGCGTGGATGCTGTGGGGCGGCGACCCGTCGAACCCGGCAGGCGCGGGCGCAGGCTGGGCAGAACGCAAGGTGAGCGAGATCGACGCCGCGCGCGAGAAGCGCATGAGCCGCGAGATGGTCGCGGAGTACGTGGCGACGATTGACGCGGACGAGGCGGACTTGGACCGCAAGGCCATTGACGCGCTGCTCGTGACCGTGAAGAACAGCATGGACCCCGTGCGGATGAGTACCGCGAAGATGCTTGACTATCTCCTGAAGGACGAGGACACCGAGTGAGCGACGAAACGCAGATGCCCGAACACGACCTGCCCGCAGACACCCGCGCCGCGCTGCTTGCGACGGTGCTTGCGAAGAAGGCGAGCAAGCGAGCCGAGCGCGCACGCGCTGCCGCTGCCGCCGCAGCCGAGAGCGCGCATGAGGCGCACAAGGCGCTCGATGCGGTGAAGCAGGGTCCAGCGGGTCCGGTCGGTCCCGCAGGTCCGCAGGGCGAACCCGGACGCGACGGCGCAGACGGCGCACAAGGTCCGGCAGGTCCGATGGGTCCGCCCGGACTCAAGGGCGATCAAGGCGAGAAGGGCGAGCAGGGCGAACCCGGCGAGCGCGGTCCCGCAGGTCCACGCGGCGCACGCGGTCCCGGAGGCGGCGCACCTGTGCTTGTGAACCCCGAGTTCGAAACGCTCGGCGTGCGCGGCGCTGCGCGGTTCAACGACGGCGTGACGATCGGCGGCTCGGTCACATCGTCGGGCGCGGTCGCCATCACCGACGCGACGGCGGCAACAAGCACGACCACGGGCGCGCTACGCGTCACGGGCGGGATCAGCACGCAGGGCGCGCTCCACACGGGCGCGGATGCGGTGGTGAACGGCGTGCGCGTGGGCGCTGGGCCAGCAGGCACGAACAATACGGTGCTTGGCGTGTCGGCGGGCGCGGCGCTTGCTGCCGGATCATCCGACAATGTGCTGATCGGTCGTTCGGCAGGCGACAATATCACAACGGCAACGGGAAACGTATTCATCGGGCGGGATGTCGGTGCGCAGACCACCGGAGGTAACTCGGTTGCCATTGGCTTCGAGGCAATGGGAAGTGCTGGAACATCATCGTTCAACTCGGTTGCCATTGGAAGGCGCGCACTGTGGCAAGCGACAGCCGGAAACAATGTTGCGGTGGGGTTTGAGGCTGCGTCGGCATCCGCAAACTTCAGTCAGATAACGGCTATCGGAAACGGTGCATTGCAACGCAATCTCGCTAGCGATGTCACTGCGTGCGGTGGAGCCGCACTAGCAATCAACACCCTCGGCACCGCGAACGTCGCCGTAGGTCGCTCGGCGCTCGGCGCTGCGACCACGGCGGCAGCGACGGTCACCATCACGACCGCAGGCAGCGGAGGACCAGCCGGACCCACCACCTACAACGCCGTGCAACTCACCTACGTCAGCGGCGCGACGGCGGTGACCTACCCGACTGCGGATATCACCGTGACTTCGGGCGCGGTGTCTGCGGTCACCATCGTCAGCGGCGGCACGGGCTTCACCGCGACGAGCGGTACGGTGATGACTGCGGCGGCGGCGAGCATCGGCAACACGACGGGCTTCACCTGCACGCTAGCGACGGTCAGCACGGCGGCGAGCAACACGGCGCTGGGGCATCAGGCCGGGTTGAGTTTGACCACGGCGACAAACTGCACATTGATAGGCTCTGGTGCAGGCGATGCGATCACGACTGGTGGCAGTTCCGTATGTGTAGGTTCAAATGCAGGCGGCGCACTGACAACTGGATCGCAAAATAGCCTTGTAGGCCTTGAGGCTGGACGCGATCTAACCACATCAAACTCATCGTCAGTACTTGGTCATCGCGCCTTGCAGGTGGCATCAACAACGGGAAGTAATGTTGCGGCTGTTGGCGCATTTGCTTTGCAAAACGCAACATCATGCGCTCAAGCGACCGCGATTGGAAATCAAGCGCTTGTAAATGCGACTACCGCTACAAACATGGTGGCGGTAGGTCGGAATGCCGGGTCGCTTATCAATAGTGGCGCCAACTGCACAAACGCCACTAATAGCATTTTCATTGGATTCGATGCGAGACCTGCGGGCAATACGGAAGTAAATCAGGTTGTCATCGGGTATGAGGGTCGCGGCGACGGCAGCAACACGACGGTGATCGGGAACACTTCGACCACCTCGACGCGCATCGCAGGCACGGCGACGAGCGTCCTGCGCACATCTGGCGACACGCTGCGCATCGACAATGACCGCACCCCGGCGACCGCAGGAGCGGCAGGCAACGAGGGCGACATCTGCTGGGACGCCAACTACATCTACGTCTGCGTCGCCGCGAACACATGGAAGCGCGTCGCCATCGCCACATGGCCATGACCGGAGAACACATGAGCGACGAACCCACCTACGACCCTGAACTGACCACCGAGCGCCTTCGCGGACTCGACGCATCCGCAGCCTGCATCCGCGAATGCATCGCGCGCAACGACCGCAGCGAGGATCAGCGCGACACCGTGCGGCGCAACTGCGACCACATCGGCATTGCGTGCCAGTACGAGGACGTGCAGGCGAGCGGCGCTGACCTGTCCGACTACTGGGCGGCGCAGCGCGAAGGGCATCGCTGGCTTGTGTGACCCCTGCGCACATCGCGCGGTGCTGCGCGCCGTCAAGGCGCTCGCCAAGTCGCCTGC